TGTGGTTGTTGAAGCTGTTGTGGTTGTTGAAGCTGTTGTTGGAATTGCTGTTGAAGCTGTTTATGTTGATTCTGTGGTTGTTGAAGTTGCTGTTGGAATTGTGCTTGCGGAAGTTGATTTTGTTGAGGTTGTTGATTTTGTTGAGGTTGTTGATTTTGTTGAGGTTGTTGATTTTGTTGAGGTTGTCTATTTGTTCGAACTGTATTTGCAAACGTTACCGCATTTAGAATTGCCTGATTTATTTGTTGATCTCCTAAAATATTATCAGGATTATTTGCCAATGTTGCCAATTTAGGATTGTTGGCTACATCAACTCTCTGACTTTGAAAAAAATCTAGTAATTCACTGTTAGTCAACGCATTGACCTTTTTATTAATACTTCCTAAATAACGGTGAAGCTGTTTTTTTAAATTATTGGCTTGTTGACTATATTGTTGTTGTCCTTGTGCAGATGCTTGAAAATTTTGTAAAGGTACTTTACTTTTTGCCCATGTTCCTGCCCTTGAAAGCATTCCTACAGGATTTGCTTCCAAAAGAGACACTAAATATCCCGGTTTATATCTTTCAATTAAATTTAATTCAGCATAAGAAATATCAGGTGATCTCACCATTTCTAAAATTCTACTTTCAGTTAGATAGCCAGACAATAATTGTTGCTCCAAATTATCTAAATGTATTTGTTCGTAGACGAGGCTAGGTTTATTATTCATAATACATTACTTACAATAAATAGATATGATGGCAGATATAGCAGACATAATTTTAGCAATAGAACAATATTTAGCTAAGACAGGAAAAGGCAAATCTTACCTTGCCGATAAAATCGCTGAAGTTTTTGAATCAGACGATTCTCCGTTTAATGTTAATGGTACTGCTTTAACAGAATTGAGAAATAATATTCTGGATATGAATAAAAATATGTCCCAAAACAGTAAACATATTGATAAAATGTCTAGAGGACTTCAGAGTTTTGCTGCTAAATTGAAAAATATAAAATTACCAGATCAAAAATCTTTAGATTTTTCTGGATTTGGCGAAATAACGCAAAAATTACAAAATTTTGGAACCATAATAGACAAAGCTAGTCAGAATTTAACTTCACAAAATCTTGGAAAAGAAAAAGCAGTTAAAGAAAAAGTTACCTTAGATGTAAATGTGCAATCATTTTCAAATAGTGCATTAAAAATTTTATCAAAACGAATAAAAGAAGATTCCCCCGAGAAAAATACAACTATAGTTAATAATATCAATCGAGAAAAAGAAGAAGGTAGCATATTAGGTTCTATTTTTAAAACTATATTTGGTGGTGTTGCACTATTGGCAGGGGCGGGTTTTATTGCTAAATTTTTAGAAACTCCCCAAGGATTAAAAATGAAAGAGTATTTCAAGGAAGGATTTTCAAAATTTGCGAAAATCGCAAAACCTTATTTGGATGCTGCATGGAATTGGCTAAAGGAAAAAATGCCTCCACTTTTTGACACCTTGTTAGATTATGTTGTAACAGGTGCAAAAGCATTAGGCAATTTAACAATAGAATTTTTCAAATCTACTTTTAATTTTTTCGGTTTGAAGGGAATGTTAGGACCACAATTCCAAGGAGTGGCAGTTCTTTTAACCAAGGCAATTTATTATGGAGTTTCTAAAATAGGAAAAGGGTTGTTAAACTTTTTCTCATTCGGAGTTTTTGGTAAAATAGAAAATTTGATGTATAGGTCGTTTAAATTTATCGGGGGACATGTGGAGAAATTTGGAGAAATGATAAATGGGTTTATAACAAAAATTGCATCAAAAGGAGGCACTTTTGGAAAAGTTCTTGCTCCAGTTGGTAAACTATTGTCAGGAACATTATTCAAAACCATTGGTAAACAATTAATGAAAAGAATACCAATCATTGGTTCATTCATTAGTTTCAAGGATGCATATGATCGTTTTCAACAAGGTGATTATATTGGAGGCTTTTTAAGCGTAGGTTCTGGATTAGCAAATTTTGTTCCGGGAATTGGAACGGTTATATCAATTGGAATAGATTTATTAAATGCATTCATAGATTACAAAGCATCAGAAACATCAAAATCAAAAGGTGCAATGATTGTGGATTTCTTATCTGGTATAAGAGATAAGATATGGAACGGTTTGCGTGATTTGTTAGGAGATTTGTTAGAAAGTTTAAATCCGGTTAATTGGTTCAAAGCGGATAGTAATGATACTCGCAGTTTATATGAAAGAATGAAGAGTTCTGTGTCATCATGGTTTTCAAGTGATTCTCCAACTCCAACCCCGGCTCCACCAACACAACATACTGCCCCAACTACAACTACTTCGCCAAATGTTTCTCCAGTTTCTAAAATTGTTGAACCAATTAGTGAAGTAAATGAAATTAGTTTAATAAAAACATCTGAACAAATCGAAACATTGAATAAGAAATTTGATCAATGGATTTCGTTAATGGAACAAGGATTTATAACAGTTGCAGGTGCATCTGTGCAAGGAAGTAATCAGATTACAAATGCAGTATTGGCTACTGCAAATTCTGGAAACAGTGGTTCTGCCTCTGGTCCTGTCATTGTTAATACACAAGATCCAATTACTCAATACCGAATAAGAGCACAAAGGGCTATTGAATATAATTCACGCTAAATAATTTTATGCCAACTAATATCAATTACACATTGAAAGAAAAGGAAAATACCAGATATTATGTACCAATTAATAGCGGAACTATTGATGTGGTAAGTGATATGGCATGGACATTAACGCCTCCGGGATCAAGGGAACAATATAATAATCGTGTTCCTTTTATGAGTCTTACCGAATATCAGCAATCTACTGGTCAATTAATTGCATCTATAATTTACTTTGCAAGAGTAGGACAAAGATTGTTTGAAACTGGACGAAGTGCATCTGGTTTATGGAATGCAGATGCTGATCCATCAGAGGTATATAAACTGAAATATTTCGGAGAACCTACAGGGTTTAAATATCGCTTGCCTTATTTTAATCCCGCACATACAAAAAGAGGAAACACTTTTGGCGGAGACGAAAATCCATTTTCTAGCTTACTATCATTGAGTAAAGATATTACTGCCTTTTTTCCTAAATCGTTATTTTCCAGTGGAGTAAAAAGTAGTAGCAAAAATATGTATTCTACATTAGGATTAGGAAGTGCATGGACAGATACCGCAATTTCATTGATTAATCAAGCAATACCGGGTAAAATAAAATTCGAATATCCTCAAGCATGGAACGAAACAAGTCCTGAATCATATTCAACATCATTTGATTTATTCAACACTGGAGATTTGAATCAAGCTATTCAAAATAGAAGATTTTGTCATTTAATAAGTTATCAAAATTCTCCGTCAAGAAGAAATTTTGCGATTATGGACCCTCCAGTAATTTATTCATTGAGTATTCCCGGAATAGTTAATCTTCCAGTTTGTTATGTAAATGATTTAAGTATTACCAATTTAGGAAATACCCGCGTAATGTATATTGATAATAAAGAAGTTTTAATTCCGGAAGCATATCGAATAAGTTTATCATTTCAATCATTGTTGTTACCAACAAGAAATATTATGCTGGCGGTTGAGAGTGGAAGTGTAGTCGAAGGAATCAGTGATTTAAGTCCATTTTTAAATCAGGCAAACGAATTGATTAATAATGTTAGAACATTTGGTAATAATTCTCAACCAAATACTACACCAGAAGAAGATCCATTCCCGAATGTGAATTTAAACAATTTTTAAAATTATGACTAATACGGTAGACTTTTATGATTATGCCAAAATCTTCAATATTTATGAAGAAAAGGATGGCACACAATTTTTCAATTTGATGAATTCTATTAATATTAGTGGTGACATTGATCCTCAATTATATCAATATGATTATATAGAATCATTTACATCGTTTTATGCATTATCAAAAAAATATTACGGAACTCCTAAACTTTGGTGGATTATTCTTGTTGCAAATAATATAGACAATCCTTTTTCAGTAAAAGCAGGTCAACAAATAAAAATTCTAAAAAATGCAGCAGTTACTGAAATATTAAATCAGATAAATAATCCTTGATGTCACTAGAATCTTCGAATAAAACTTTCAATTTTAACAAACAGGATTATGAATTTTTGATAAGAATTTATAATGGTGTTAATGATGTAATTTTGAATAGTGTGGCATGGGAAGATTTATTTTTAGAAGAGGATATTTTCGATTGGAAGATAAAAGGAAGCATTCTTGTAAAAAGCGATTATGAAACATTTGAAAGAGCAAGTAATGATGCAGTAAAAGCAACAGGAATGAACAAGAGTAATTTGATTTACAAATTTCGTAATGATTGCCGTGATACTATTTTCATAACTATTAAACCTACAAATCCTACACAATTACAAGGTTTAGAAAACAATAGTAATTGGCAATTTCGTGATAAAATTTGGAGAATGGAGTTAGAAGGAGTTATATATGATGTAGAAGATTTACCAAATGAAGGAGTTGACAGAAAAATTAAAAAACTTTATTTCTGGGACAAAACTTATCAAATGATGCTGGAAAAAGATTCCGAATATTCTACTGCAAATACCGGAAGCAATGCAGGAAAGAATAACACTCAATCAAGTAATAGTTCAAAAAGTTTAGCAACGGTTGAAAGTGTTGCTGCATTATTAACAAGTGATGAAGACTTTAAAATTCATTCGGATTTAACATCCAATCCGAATGAATGGGAAACTGGTGATGAAAAAACAAAAATATATTTTTCATCACCTGTTGGAGCGAAATTTTTAGATAATTTAAACTATCTACTAAACTATACATTAGCATCCGCTAACGATAATTATCAACCTTGTATTTTTAAATTAGAACGAGCAGAAAAAAGCATGTTGCCAAAACAGTTTTCTCTAAAATCTATTAAAAAGTATTTTCAAAAAGCAGGTAAAGAAGTTAAAACTCCCGGAGAATATCAAAATGAACACTTTTTCATATATAGCGGATCAGATGATAAAAATGTCTTTCCTATTCAAAAAGCTCCATTAGATTCTACAAAAATTGATTTGAATGGTGAAATCAAAGCAGATAATGCGAATACAATTCGTGGCTATCAATTGATGGATATTAGTGGACTAGACTATTCAATGAACTTAACAGATTACAGAGTAGTTTTCTATAATTACTCAAATGGGCAATTTATGGATGAAGGTCAAAAGCATCGTGCAGAAGAATATAAAAAGTTTTTTAATGATACGATTCGTCCAAATATTTTAACAAAAAATAGTTCGGATCGTTTGCCATTAACCCCATTTATTAAAGAAGGTAAAAATACTAAAACTGTTGTTTCTTTACGAACAGATGAAATGTCTCGTTTAGCAGATGGACGTAATCGCTTGTTGAAATATTATTTATTTTCAAATTTAGCAATTTCATTTGATGTAGAAGGGTCCACTCATCGTCAACCCGGAAGATTTTTTGGTGTTTCGAAACAAAGCGAAAATTCAGAAGAATATGACAATAAATTAGAGGGTCAGTATTTCTTAACCAACGTAGTACATCATTTCAACAATGCAAAAAATTCTTATATGACAAGAATTATAGGAGTTAAAACTCATACATACGAAGAAAATAGTTCTTTTGTTAGTAGTGATGTTTCAATTATAAATCCTGTACAAAATAAACAAACTGCCCCGCAAGACGATCAGAACAGAAATGATTCTTCTCAGCCACCAATAAGAAATGTTTCACCATCAAATGAATCAACTAATAGTTCTAATGGATGGAAACCATGGAATCCATCTTCTGATCCATTAGAAATAGATGATTCAGGAAATGTTAATGAAGTTGACCCTCCAAGCGGTGATTTATTCCCAGATTTAAATGGAATTCCAGAAGATACTTCTGAATATATTCCTCCTGCAACATTTGGTCCTGAAACAGATTTGCCAAGTACGCCGGGAAATTCTGATGGAAGTATATTTGATGATTTGACTCCAAATCTTCCAGAAGATGTTGGTCCTTTGACATAATAATTTCTCCTAGAAATTTATTGTTAAATAAATAACTAATATGCCTCAAATTGTTACGGAAGATTTTCAAAAATCATTAAGATCCAGCCCCCACGGAAAACGCAAAAATGGTACAGAAATTGATGAATTATACTGTGCAATGGAAACCTCTGAAAATCCATTGGATCGAACAATACAATTAATTGCAGAGTTTCATGGTCCTTGGTCAGGTGGTTCTGTAGAATTAACTGATTTTACATCATTTGTTGCATCTGCATTAAAATCATCGCCAATGGCACAACAAGCTGTTCAAACTGCAACACAAGCACTGGATGCAGTTAATGCGGTGAATAGAGTTGTGGAATCTGCGGTAGGCAAGCATTCTCCATTAACTTGTGCAATTATGCCCGCTCCTCTATTACGAGAATTTTTGAATAGAGCACAAAAATTACATCCTTCTATTAATATGTATCTTCAAATGAATATTGGTTCTTTTCCATATTTTCAACAAATTAGCGAAGATATAGGTTTATTTGCCAGCATTGTTATGAATCAAAGTTCTATAGATCCGATGATGTGGCCCTTACAAGGGGGAGTCGGATGCTTAAACACTAATAGTCGAATGAATTTAAACACTTATTTAAAAATGGCAGAAGATATTTTTAATTTAATGGATAATGCTAATAATCTTACAAATACATTGTTTTTAAGATCAATGGCAAAACAGAATAACATGTCATTTTTACATCCAGAATATTCTAAAGAAACTCCAATTGCTCATGGTCATAATTTCACTATGGATGTTTTTAATGCTGCAAGAAATATCGCAGCAATGGCACCATGTTTAGCAGCAGTATTGAGTATTGCAGGTGATGTTATTCGATTAATTAATAAATTTTTATGTTTAAAGGAATTGAATCGTTATAGTGTAGAAGGATTCGAAATATCTATGAATGAAGGTCCGAATGGAGAAGCGGTAACATATATTGTGGATCAATCAGGTAGACCAATGCATGATAATGAGAAAAGCAATGATTTAACTGATCCTACTAATGATTCTATTTTAGGAACGAAAATAGAATATAAAAACGAAACTAATTAAAATCTAAATATAATTATGATTAAATTTGAAGGAAAATATCGCGGAATTGTAATACAGAATAATGATCCTAATCAGTCAGGTAGGGTCAAAGTTTTCGTGCCCGGTATAAATCTTCATCAAACAAAAAACTGGAATCAACAAAATGAAGAAGATAAAATCTTCAAAGTTTTAGGTCAAAATACTAATAGTAGTTTAACACCTGAAATTATAAACAATCAAAAAGAAAAATTATTTTGGGCAGAAGTAATGATGCCTGTATTTGGAATGAGCGCACCGGGTTATTATCGTGCATCAACTGATTTTTATTATATTGGAAATGATTCAGACTATCTTTTTCAAAATAATAAAACGACTGCTGCATTTCAATTAGACTCAATTCAAGCATCATTAAGAATAAACATTGGAATTCAAAATCCAAACTATGGAATTTCTCCACGGTCTTCTATAAATTTTAATTTTCCACAAATAGGAGCAAAATATTGCATTCCGAAAAAATGTGATATTGATGATAATGGCGAAATACAAAACTTCTGGAAAAAAACGAACACTCAATTAGATAAAATAATTTCTCAATTACCAAAAGTTTATAAGAACAAAACAACTGATTTAGATAAGGAAACATATCCATTACCAACAACACAAAAGGATAAAAATAGTGATGATATAAATTATTCAGTATTAGCAATTGATTTGGATGTTTCTGATCCAACTGTTTACCTAAACGATGTCCCTATTCCAAAAGATAGTCCAGTATACAATACAAACTGTTTTTATACTCCTTCTTTACCAAGTTCGACTCTTGGATATGAGGCACCAATATTATATGTATCATCAACAGGAATTCCTGCAAATTCTTATTCCGAATTGCCTGTCGGTTTAACTATTAATGGTAAAAAAAGTTTAAAGAATAATTTTCAATTACAATCATCAAATGACAATGAAGTAATTTATAAAGATGGAAATCTTAAAGTGGTTGTTGATAAAACCCGAATTAATTCGATTACTATATTTCATAACAATAATCGGTTTGATTATAACAAAATAAATGCAGTAAAACCATTGTTGAGTAAAAAATCTAAAATTATTATGCCGCGTGCTCCTCGACCAAACGGACAAAAAATGATTTCTAGAGGTGGCGGTGGTGCAGAACTTTTTGCAAATGTAATTTCCCAATTATTACCTTTATATATGAGAATGGATGCTCACATTGGAGGAGCAAACAACGAATCAAGATATAATGTTAATACAGGACGTTCTCCACTCAATGATCCGAATAATGTTAAAGGTTGCAATATAATTGGCAATATAGGGCAATCATATCGGGGTCCAATGAGAGCAGCAGATTATAATAATAACTGGAAAGGAATTTTATCAATTCCGGGAGTGGGATCACATGTTTGGGTTGTTTTTAATAATGGCGATAGTAATTATCCAGTTATTATTGGAACATTTGCATCACAAAATGATTTCAAAACAGTTTATAATGTTAAAACTAGTGAAGAATCATCTGGTCCAGAAGTAACAACTCCTCCGCTTAATTCTACCACAACCGCAGAACCGGGAGATATATTAACATCAACTGATGAACCTGTTACAAGTCCTCCAGTTGCAAGTCCTGAAGTGATTTCTGAAACACCAAATCCTCCAATTCCGGAAATGGATGATAGTTATAGTTTAGATAATATAGAAGAAAACCCATACGAAGAAGAATTGCCTTTAGAAATGAGAACTTCTCCGAAACCGTTTATTCCATATGAAACCGAAGGAAATATGTTAACTCCAGAAGTGGTATCAATGAATAGACTTACTACAGAATTAGGAACTTTCTTAATAACACAAGATGGAAGATATATAATTGTAGAAGATGGAAATGTTTAAGTTGATAGAATCCAATACTGCCCATTAAATATCAATATGCACTATCCCGGAAAATATAATAATGACAGTTCTGAAAATGAAGAAATTTTTAAAGATAAAGTTGTTATCAATCAACCTTCAGGAAATATAGAATTTGTAAATACAAAGGATTCTGAAAGTATAGCAATAACACATAAAAATGGGTCATATCACAAACTTGATAAATTTGGAACAGAAAGATTAACAACAAGAGATCATCGGGAACATGTTCAAGGAAATTCATTAACTAATATAAATGGCAGCAATACAATTACCATTGATGAAGGGGAACAAAAAGTTGTTTTAGGGGATAGTATAGAAACAACTGGAGATGCAAACAAATGGAAAGACCCAATGACTCAAATCAAAAATGCTCAAAAAGAATTGCATGATAAAAAAAGGTTATTTGAAGTAAAACGGGTTGATTCCAAAAATTCCATTGATCAAGCTCCGGGGCAAACAAAATCAGGAACCCCTGCTTCTTGTCCAAGTGATTCCACCACATCAAAAATAATTCAAACAAGTTCAACTACAAATGTTACACTTGAAGAAAACGTAATTCCTCGTAAAAAGATTATTCAAATAACTGATAACAAAGATGTTTATAAAAATGTAAAAGGAAGTGGTAATCGTTGTATGACATGCTGGGGAAAACTGGTTAGTCCATCAAGTCAGGACGGAGTTTGGGAAACTGAAAGTGGCAAACAGGATATTGCCAAAAAACGAGAAGAAGTTCAGAAAAAAATTGTAGAATATGAAAAACAATTAGGACAAAATAAATGTCCAAACGGAGGAACTTCTATCAAAAATGTTGCTAAAAATTTTATAGAAAATATAGGTTTAGTGTTTAATGATTTTGAAAGTTTTCGTAAAGATCCTCATGGTAAATTAGTGCCTTGCGGCATTAAAATTGATCCATTAGGAACAACTATATATACACAATATCGGGATTCTTCACTCATAGAACACGTAGATGTTGAGAAATTGCCCGGTGGTAGTTATGAACTAAATGTGAATGACGGATGGAAAGCAACAGTTGGTTCTAATGGTATTGATTTTAAAACTACTGGACCTTTGAATTTATTTGGTTCTATTGTTAACTTAACAGGTGAACAAATTAATATTGGTTCCAGAGGAGAACTTGGTTTGGAAGGAGAACGAGTGGATATCTCTGGAGATATAATTTCTATTCGTCCAAAAAAATTATCCAGAAGTTTAGAATCAGGTGGAAATACTGAAGAAGAACAACAATTATTAATTGATGGCAATTTAAATATTGGATTAAATGCAATTGTTCGTGGAGGATTGCATGTTGAAGGCGAATTAACAACTCATCATATAACTGCTCCTTGTGAATATCAAATCACTGAATCAGATTTTACATGGGGAGAACAAATTCCTCCTACTTTTATTGCTCCTAAAAAACCGGGAAAAAATGGAATTAGAGCAAATGTTCGACCAGAAGATTGTGTAGAAGATTTTCCGAAAAGTCCAACATATGCAACTCTTTTACCGGGTGCAAAAATTGGATTTGTTAATATAAAAGATGAAACTACGGGTGTGGAAAAAACTTATGATGTTTATTCTTATCGTTCCGAAAATTTTGCACAAGTTGATCCGCATTATCATTACTTCAAAAATCTTCCGCTAAAACTATTCCAGAACGCCGGAGAATTGAATGTAGCGGCAGGTAGTGTCGGGGGTAGTGGAACTGCGTCTCCACACGATGCCGTGCGTGCAGTGGGTTCTCGTAACAACTGGACTAAGCCTGTGTTGAGCTTGCCTGTTCAAAATTCCAAAACGGAAAATTCAGTAATCAATAAATTTAGTAATTGTGAAAACGGAGGAATATCAATTAATAAAACTGATTGGAATGAACCTGCGGAAAGCGATTCATTACCAAATGGCGAAGGAGTTCGTACTAGTAAATATTCAGATCAGGAACTTAAAATCCGAATAGCACAAATTGAAAAAGATTTAGAAAGCAAATATGCAGAATTGAAAAGTCAACTAGCAATGATTTCATAATTAATCATCGTTGTCATCCATAAAATCTTGAGCAGATATTCCTCTATTTTGCAATTCTAAAAAATCAGATGCTAAATCGGATAATGCTCTCATTTCCATGTTATTTGCCGAATTGACTAATATCATATCATTTCCGCTTGTATCAAAACCGACTAAAATATAACAATCAGTGTATTCTGCTAAAACCGTAGCAATCGCATTTCCTAATTTGTATTTTTCCTCTGGCGTTTTCTGTTTAGGTTTGCGGCGAATAGTCGGTTCCTTTTTATCGGCGGATTCCAATATTTTTTCAATTTTTCTAATATCGGACTTTGATGGTTGTTTGTTTTTATCGTCCACAAGTTTACTTATCAGTCTCTTTATAAAAAGAAAAGGGAGAGACTTTCATCTCTCCCTTTTCTTTTTCAACTTCGTTGATGGTATCTCGGATGTTTATGAATAAGTCCTCGACTATTCAAATATTCTGCCAAAACTTCGACACTGTCAGTGTCAAGACGTAAGTTGGTATTAGTATATCTTCCTCCATCATAAAGATGCATTGTTTCATCTTTATAGCAAGTGATGAAGATACTCATTCCTCCGTTATCTATGATAAATGACCACTTTCTTTCATCAGTTTGTGCATAATCGAATGCATCTTCTTTGTCAATTGTGTATCCAATGTCACGAAGACGTTTAATACAATAGCTTTTAGTAGTAAGTTTATTAGACATTTAATTCAGCGGTTTCTTGGGGTTGATCTACGAGAAGAGGACTCTTTGTACAAATATATTCGATTGTATCAAAAACATCGTCAACTTCAACATCAGTCAAAATTCTATTAGATGAAATGATATCGAAATATTGAGTTCCTATATCGTATCGGTTAACATTATAAGTTACAAATATATTATCTGTTCCTTGGTTTATAATAGCTGTCCAGCAACGAGTATCAAGTTGATTATAACTGATATTTTGTCGGGTGACAGTATAGTTGGTATTCTTCAGGCGACCTGAAAAGTTATTGTAGTCCATTTATTTTATAAGTGGGGTTGTTATGTATTTTAGGTTTGTGTTGGGGTTTTCAACTTCGATGTACATGACTCCATTGTCATTTAATTTCATTGAAAAATCGTTTTTGGCTTTTAGTATAAACCTCAAAATATCAATATCATACGCTTTTTGCGGAATAATTGAGGTTGCACTATCAGTAACAAGAATTTTGATATCATCATAATGGGTTGCTGACTTATCACCAAAATAAAAATACACACTATTTTCTTCTTGTTGTAGGTAAAATTTACAGGTATCGGTGGAAAATTCCAATGCTTTTCGAATATTATTAACTTTATCCACGCTAATTTCCAACGAATGATGAACTTCGAATTGTCGAAATGTGTTTATGTTGAATTTAGGAACATCTACCAAATTATCATCCAATAGCCTAATATTGAATTTAATATCATTTGTGGAAAATGAACACATTCCATTTTCAAGAGAAAAATCCAAAGATATAAATGTTTCGTCATTATTAATACATTGCAATCCTTTAATCAATTTCAATACATTAATGCTGCATCGGTCGATTGATTCAGAAATATTCAATGGACGATACGTATTGTAAAGATGAATTGTTCTTGATTTGGTTGATGAAACTGAATATAATTCATTATCATGAGTAAAAATAGCTATTTTACCTTCTTTATTCAATTCATTAATTGGATTGATAAAATGAGCTATAAATTCTTTAGGATTGATCTGGATTTTCATCAGGAAGAGCGGAAATGATTGTTGGAGGAGATAAACGGTCTAAAATAGTTTGATTGCTTAGTATAAGCGCAGAGACTTGTTTTTTCAAGTCTTTAATAGAAGTTTTTAAAGATTTTATTTCAGATTTCAAAGATTTAACTTCAGTTATTAATGCATCACGAAATTGTTGTTCATCATCAAGATATTGTTTTTGTTTTGCATTGTAATCTGGTATATTAAAATTACTAGTTGACTCCATTGCAGGCATTCCATATTGAGGAGTTTGCGGTGGAGGCGAAAACCCTCCCGGCATGGGAATCAAATTTGGATTTGCTGGGGGAATAACTCCTTCTGGAATGTTCGGATCAACAGGCGCATATTGTTGTGGAGGCGCATACTGAGGGGGATATTGGGGAGGGTATTGTTGTTGCCCAATATATTGTGGAGGATTTGGACGTTGATTTCCTCCATTATTTAAAAAATTTCTAAAATCGGTGCGATTATGACGTAAACCGGAACTTCCGGCAAGATTTTGTCTCATTTGTCTTTCGACGGATGCCGCTAAAAATGCAATGTCTGTATTATCATCCATAAACATTATTTAGCGGCATCCACGAAATTTTCAACGATCAATCCTTTAAGAGTTCGTCCAGATCATCGTCTGCACTATCTCCCATTGGAATTTCGTCTTCCTCTTTATCAACTTTTTTAGAATTGAGTTTAACAGATTTAGACTTTTTAACAACTGGTGCTTCATCTTCATCTTCATCTTCATCTTCATCGTCCATTTCGTCATCTGGAGAAGCACTTTCTCCGAACCAGTGCTTAGACAAGATTTCTTTAATTTCTTCCACAGGTTTTACCTCTGGAATAAATGTTTTCAAATCGTGTGCTTCTTGAAGAAGTTCCACGATACGTTCCTGACTAAGTCCAAGTGTTTCTGCATCATCAAACATTGTTTCGGAATAGTTATGATAACCACCTTTTTCCGTAACTTTAATGATAAGAGATTTACCCTTTTCACTCAAATCCAATGCTTTAGTTCCAATCTTTTTACTCATGTCACCAAAAATGGCACCATGAATACGTTTGAATACATCACTAATTGGTGCATTAGTCTTATCAAGTTGTGCTGGATAACGAACAACAACAACTTTACCAACTTTTTCTTTTCCTTCTGGATCATCCCCATCCACGCTCACCAAATAAGCATTAACTAATTGCTTACGTTGACCAAGCAACTTATATGATGCTTTTTTTTCTGCGTCGTCACCTGCTTTGTTAGCTTCACTATAATGTTTCCATTGAGTAGCTTTATAAGGATCTTCTTTAATTCCTGCATCAGATGGAGAACGACCGCCAAAAATAAAGGAGTTATCTACACGGGAGGTGAATCCGATTTCCTTGTATGTAACAAACGTATTATCTACGTCCTTAATATTTGGCATGAGACGCACAGTATATGTGCAATTCTTTTTGAGGGACAGGAGTCTTTCATCTCCCTTATATCCGCCTTTTTCATTTTCAGTGCGAGTTTCCTCAACAGCTTTGACTTGATTAACAATATCTTCTAGATTTATCATAATTTTCTTAATTTGTTTCTTAATATTTTCTCAACTTTTTAGGTTATATTTTGTAGTTTTACCTACATTAGTATTTATCAGATTTCGTCGGTTTTCCTGCACCAGCACCATTTCCAGAATCGAACTGGACGGTTTTTAGATCAAATAAAAAATAGTTTTTAATTTGCTGTGTGAAATCTTATTGACAGAAGCGATTTTGGTTGTTTGTTGTAAGGATAAAACATCTTTTTATTTGCTGTATCGCTTCTTCCTTTATCTTACACTACTTTGCTCCCCTTTGCAACTGTTTTCTGATGTATCTTGCTATTTTTTCTTGGACTTTACTCAGAAATTCTTTTGTCTTCTGGCTTCCTTGATATTTGTTATACAAATTTTGTAAATTCATTGAAGACCCAAAATATAATTCAAATTCATCTTTTGGCAAATTATACAATAAATTGTAAAATTCTGGAATACTAAAAACAACATACCAAGAGATTTTATGTTGTTTTAAATGAATTAAGCAATCGTTTTGAGCCACTGAACAAAATTTAGGGTATTCTGAAAAACTTATTCCTTTTTCAATACAAAACTTTGCAATAAATTTATAAGATTCTTTGAAAAATTCAAATTGTGTTTCTGGTTCACTATCTTTTAGCAATTGCAAAAACGCTAAACATGTAGAAATTCCTTTTTGACTACTATAAAAACTCAAAGAGTAATAAGGCTTTTCATCGTTGTAAATTTTATAAGGTGCATCAAAATATTTCTGACTGGAAAATGCAGGATATTTTTGAAAGATTTTTTCTATTTTAGCTAATTGAAATATTTTCTTTTCATCTTTTTCAATATCTGAAAAATTCTTTTTTGCACGAAAAGGTTCATTTTTGTTTTGACGATATGATTTTAAATATAAATTATAAATTTGTTTCTGCTTTTCCGTTAATTGATTCATTTTTTAATTTTTTTCGATTTGTTAAGAGAAGGATAACGATATGCCATATATTCTACAATAGAATACCACGAAGTTTCTGACATTTCAACCAGAGCATTTTGTAACTGTTGATGTTTTTGTATTGTTAGAAACAACGTAACACATGAAATTGGTTTATTAGTAACAATTGTTACTAAACTCCCAAATTTGTTTATCAAATCTTCTAATTCTTGATTTATTAAGAAAGTATTAGCACACGGAGATACAAAGTCATCATTATACATTATTTTTATTTAACTGATATTGATCAAAGAATCAATATCCAAAATATCTGATAAATTACCTTTTTTATTAAATGATGGTATATTTGGCATGTCATCAGAATCTTCTGATAAACGAAGAGTATCATAATCAATTGATAAAAATCCTTCGCCCCCTTTTGCACCATCTCGCACTTTTTTACCGCTATAGCGAATCATGTTTGCTTCCCGATCTTCATCGGTTTGCCAAATATTAACATGCGAATCAAAATCTGCTAATTGGTCCCAACTTCCTGCCATATTATCCAATCCGGGATTGTTTGCTTTATGACTTCCCCGATTAAGTTGAGCCACTGTTAAGATAGGTGCTTCAAAAACATAACTCAAACCTCGACATTCTTGAACAATAAACTGTAGTTCGGCATGCTTAGAAGGTTGATTAACTGAGGGACGCAATAATGCATGTCCATCAATGCATATCAAATCAGATTCAAATCCTTTTTTATCACGTATCTTTTTTAAGTATGCTCCAATATTTTTTGCAGAAACTCCTTTTGTCGGAACTTCTTTAATAATCAATTTTGATGATAACTTATTTTTAATTTGATTAATATCTCTTTGGTATTTGTCAATATTTTCTCCTAATGTTGCAATTGCAATTCCTGTCAACATACCGGAAATTCTTTTAGCATATCGCATTTCAGACATTTCAGGTGAAACAATAACAACATTTAAATTTTGAAGAATTATATTTACTGCAATATT